GTCTACCCGACTGGTGGTACACTCCACAGAAAGTAGCAGTATGATAACATTCAAGAAAGTAAGATTTAAAAACTTTGGGTCGTTTGGTAATGCGTTTACTGAAATAGATCTGGACAATAACAACATGACTCTCGTATCTGGTAACAACGGACACGGGAAGTCATTTGCTTTGTTGGATTCTATTACGTTCGGTTTGTTCGGTAAACCTTTCCGTAAGATAAACATTCCCCAACTCCCAAACAGTATCAACGAAAAAGACTGTATGGTGGAGGTTGAGTTTTGTATCTCAGATGATCAGTATCTTATCAAGAGAGGACTGAAACCGAAGTTGTTTGAGATTCATAAGAATGGTGTTCTGATCGATCAGTCTGCGAAGGCCAAAGATTATCAGAAAATGCTTGAGGAACAAATCCTTCGCATGAACTACAAGTCCTTCACGCAAGTGGTGATCCTTGGTAGTTCTTCTTTTGTTCCGTTCATGCAATTGCCTGCCGCAGATAGAAGGGATGTCATCGAAGACCTCTTGGATATCAATGTTTTCTCGATGATGAATGTGTTACTAAAAACCAAAGTCTCACAACTAAAAGAAGAAGAAAAAGAGTTAGAGTATGAAATTAGTATTACGAAGGAAAAAATCAAGGTTCACGAAAACCATATCAACAAAGTCAAAAAGAAAAGTGAAGAGTCCATCGAAGAAATACAGAAAGACTTAGATCTAATTTCTTCCGAACGTGTTGTTATTGAAAAATCACTACATGACATTTCTAATAAGGTACATCAAACTAAAAAGTTTTTAGATGAAGAGAATGATCTTCTGAAAGCTATGCGTAAGATTAGAAGTTTGAAAGACTCGATTGAGAAAAACATAAAGACTGTTGAGAATGATATTTCTTTTTATGAAAACAACAAAACTTGTCCAACCTGTACTCAGGAAATTCTAGAAGATCATCGGACTCAGATGTTATCCGGTAAACAAAAAAAGCTAGAAGACTTTAATGATGGACTCAGTATGATCCGTGAGAAAATTGTAAAGATAGAAGATAGTTTTAATGCAGTTGCAATGAAGACTAAAGAATTGCCTGTTCTGAATGAGAAGTTATCTGAAATGAAAACAGAACTTTCTCTCAATGGTGAACGTATGAGAACTGCGAAGAAAAGAATAGAAAGACTGAATACGGAAGACGCTCAAGTTGAACTGGATAGTCTTAAGACTCTTAAGGAAGATCTTGTTGGGAAAGAGACAGAAAAGAAAAAGAACATGATCTCCATGCAAGAACATAACGTAGTGGCCAGTCTCCTGAAAGATACAGGTATCAAGTCTAAGATTATCAAACATTACTTGCCTGTCATGAACAAGTTGATTAACAAGTATCTCTCCGCGATGGACTTCTTCGCACAGTTTCATTTGGATGACGGGTTTAATGAAACTATTAAGAGTAGGCATCGAGACGAGTTCAGTTACATGAGTTTCAGTGAAGGTGAAAAGATGCGTATAGATTTGGCTCTACTTTTATCATGGAGAGAAATTGCTAGATTAAAGAACAGTGCCAATACAAATCTTCTCATTTTGGATGAGGTGTTTGATTCTTCGTTGGACTCTCTGGGAACTGACGAATTTATGAAACTACTCTATAGTTTAGGACGAAAAGTTAATGTGTTCATTATTACTCACAAGACAGATCAGTTAAGTGATAAGTTTGAACATTCGTTGTTGTTTGAGAAAAAAAACAACTTCAGTAAATTGACAACTACCTAATAAATAATTATGGAGAGACATGGATTACCCCACCACTCATAGGTTTCCCGAGAGGAAGAAAGAAATGAAATCCAATAACGTAAGACAAAATTGGTACAGTGAACATAGGCGAAAAGTTCTTGATAAGTTCAAGAAGGGAAAACCAGATCGTTCAATGGTTAAGTCTTACGATTCCCCATCGGGTAATTATAAAGTGATCGTCACACCAGTTTCTTGGTTGAATAGAAGCAAAACTAAGTTTTATTATACTACTGCTAGTATCTTCAAAGACGGCAAAGAAATTTTCACCACCCATAGAAACTCTTCTGATTTTCCTTTTGGTTTTGTTGAGAATTGGAATGATGGTAATGATTATTTTTTATTTGCTGAAGACCTACAGGGCAGAAGTGTACTGAATCTTACTACAGGAAAGTGTCGTCATTATATCAGTGAGAAGGCTCAAAGAGGTATAGAGTTTTCTTGGAGTAAAATGCACGCCACCCCCAACGGAAAATACCTTGCAGTGGAGGGTAACGTCAAACATAAACCAAAGGATCTATTGGACAGTAAAGAAATAAGATTTTATAAATTGGATGACATATACGATTTACCTTACGATGAGGTTGGGGAAAGGTACACTGAGTACTACGACACTTTCGTTTCTTGGACGGATGATTTACATTATTCGCTTGACAAGAAAGAAGAAAGAAGGTATAATGATGACATGTCAATTCAGCACATGTCTGACGATGAACGAACCAAGTCCCTACAGGACGATGAGATTCGTATTAAGAAAGTAACTTATAATATCCCTCTATTCGAAGGAGTCCGTGAGGAAGTTTATTCCGAGTGGATTGATTGATGGCAACTAAGAAAAAAAGAAAAACTAAGAAGAAAACTAAGAAGGTAGTAAAGAAGGATCTCCCCCGAAAGACTTGGGATAATGGTGAAAATCCGTTGGGTCTTAATAAGACATCTACTTGTTCATATGAAAAGTATATGAAACAAGCTCTTGAGGTCATCTCCAAGCATCTTTCTATCCGAGTATATAAACTTGCTCCACAAGAAGAGTATCCTCAGTTCATCAGAGGAAAGGATCTTAGAGTTCAGATTTTCTGGAAGAAGAATTCTCTGTATGAATTTCTAGTTGAACAGACATTCTGGTTGCAGTCAAATAGAAACAAAGAGGATCGAACTTACATGAGGGGATTTGCTCATGTGCATCTGAAAATCGTTCATGATGCTTGGTTGAAAGCAAAAGAGGGTTCTACTAAAAAGAAGACCACTCGAAGGAAAAAGAAAAAATGATATTGGTTGATAATAGTCAAGTAATCCTGTCGGGAATTTTTGCACATACCCGAGGAGATACTAAAAGTATTGATGAGAATCTTGTTCGGCATATGGCTTTGAATTCATACAAGTGGATTCGAAATAGGTTCTCGGCCGAGTATGGTGAACTTGTCATCTGCGAAGACTCTAAGAATTGTTGGAGAAAGAATTTCTTTCCTCTGTACAAGGCTGCACGAAAGAAGTCTCATGAAAAAGACGACAACGATTGGCGAGCAATTTATGAGACTCTCACCAAAATCAGAAATGAGGTTCGGGAGACTTTTCCATATAAGAACATGAAAGTGGATAACTGCGAAGCTGATGATATTATTGCAGTAATTACAAAACGTAATTGTGACTCGGAAAAAATTATGATTATTTCTGGTGATAAAGATTTCCAACAACTGCAAACTTCACCTAACGTCCAACAGTACTCCCCCATTCAAAAGAAGATGATTGTATGTGAAGATCCCGTAAGACATCTGGTTGAACATGTCATTGGTGGTGATCGATCTGATGGAGTTCCTAATATACTCTCAGACGATGATGTTTTTATGTCCGAAGATAAAAGACAAAAGCCTTGTGGTAAGAAGAAGATTGGTGTAATTCTTGAAGACATAGATACTTGGAAGACAACCAGAAATTGGGAAAGAAACGAAACTTTAGTTGACTTGACCAAGATTCCAGAGTATATTGTAGATAGAATTCAGGATGAATGGGAAAAACCAATCGAGGGATCACGATCTAAGATTTTCAATTATATGGTTAGTCATAAACTAAACAACCTCATTGGAGATATACAGGATTTCTAGTATGAAAGAAATGAAACCACAATACATTTATCGTGCGACCGTTCAGAGAGTGGTCGATGGAGATACAGTTGACCTTTTAGTTGATTGTGGGTTTAACATTATCAGAAAAGAAAGAATTCGATTCTATGGTGTTGACGCATGGGAAACCAGAGGCGAAGAACGAGAAGATGGTCTGAAAGCAAAGAAGTTTGTTCAAGATCTTTTGCCCATCGGGTCTGAGTGTGTAGTTAGAACTGGTAAGGAAAGGGGTAAATTTGGTAGATATCTCGGAGAAATTTTTATAAATAATGAGAGTCTGAATGATTTGCTACTTGAACATGGACATGCTGAAGTTTACAAATGAATAATTACTATTATGACGATGATGATTGGCAAGACTTTACTAAGTCGGTTAAGAAGAGTAAGAAGAAGGCCAAACGACACCAAAAGAAACAGTCTTTGAAAGATTACAATAACATGTCAATCGATGAGATTGAAGATGATATTGATTTTTGGGACACCGAAGACGAGGAGATTTGAATGGGTTGTAATTGTGGAAGAAAAAAAGGATCTTCTGGAAGTAAATCTAGAAGTCTGCGTGAAGCTTTTGATAATGAAAATAAACCAAATGCAGTAGATCCAAACTCAGTACCTCAACTTCAAGACAAAAACTTTCGCACGGAGACTAGGGTTGACGGTAACAAGACTGTAATTAAAGTCAAACAACCTTCACTTGGTCAAAAGGTGAAGAATTTTGCTAAGGCTGTTGGGTCTAGAGTTACGCAGGGAAGGGCCTCGGAAGATATTCTTAATCTTCGGGTTCTTTCCTGTCACGGAAATTCTGATATACCACCGTGTCCATATAGAGGTAATAGTACAGTTCGAGAGGGTTATCATTTCTGTACTGCTTGTGGGTGTGGTGATAGACCACAAACTTGGTTGAACAATCCCGAGGATCCAGAAGCGTATACAAAATTACATTATCCTTGGGTATCTTGTCCCGTGAGGAATCCCGGTTTTGGTGATTATAAAGAATATGAACTTGAAACGAAGGAAGATATCACGGGTAAAGAAGAAGGAATGTCAAGAAAGAAAGTTATTGAAACTTATTTGAAAGCATCTGGGACTACAATCCCAGACCATCCGGCACCTCAGCCGAAAAAAGGAGAATAATTATATTATGACAACTGTGGAAATTAATACTATGAAAATGTCAAACACAACTCTAGAGTATCTTAAGAACTACTCTACAATCAATTCAAACATTATTATTGAACCGGGAAATACGTTGAAGACGCTTTCCCCCGTCAAGAATGTTATGTCCGAGTGTACGATCTCGGAAACCTTCGAACAGACTATCGCTATTTGGGATCTGAACAAGTTCCTTGGAACGGTTTCTCTGTTCGACAATCCCACGTTTGAGTTTCACGAAAACCATGTCGTGATCTCTGATGAAGGTAAGTCTGCAAAGACGAAGTACCACTATGCAGAACCAGAGTTGATTCAGTCTGTTACTCAGACGATCAACATGCCTGATCCTGTTGTTGACTTTCGACTGACTGAGGGCAATCTCAATCAGATCATGAAGGCAGCATCTGTTCTACAACTGCCTGACCTTTGTGTTCGTAATGAGAGTGGAACTCTCGAACTTGTCGCCCTTGATTCCAAGGACTCGTCTTGTAATACCTACTCGGTGAATCTTGGTGATGTAGATGAAGATGCTCCTGCATTCGACTTCTTCTTCAAGACTGAGAACATGAAGATGCTTCCCGGCGATTATGATGTAGAGATCACCTCTAAGTTGGTCAGTAAGTTTACAAGTGTAAACAACGATCTGTCCTACTGGATCGCACTGGAAAACAATTCTAACTACGAGGGTTGATCGTGAAAGAGCATTATTTGTGGGTCGAGAAATATCGACCCAACTGTATCAGTGATTGTATTCTTCCAAATGAAATCAAAGCAAACTTTTCCGATATCGTCCTTTCAGGTGAGATGCAGAACTTGCTCTTGTCTGGCAAGGCCGGTGTCGGAAAGACTACGGTTGCCCGTGCTTTATGTGAAGAACTTGGGTGTGAAAGTATTCTGATCAACTGTTCAGAAGACGGGAACATCGATACCCTTCGAACCAAGATTCGAAACTTTGCAAGTACCGTTTCTTTCTCGGACAACAAGAAAGTCGTGATTCTGGACGAGTTTGATTATTCAAACGCACAGTCTACGCAACCGGCACTCCGTGGATTCATTGAGGAGTTTGCAAACAACTGCCGGTTCATTCTGACTTGTAACTACAAGAACAGAATCATCGAACCCCTTCACTCTCGGTGTACCAATATCGAGTTCAAGATTGATGCGAAGGAGAAACCCAAACTTGCTGGTGATTTCTTCAATCGATGTAAGTTCATTCTTGACAAGGAAGAGATCCCATTCAAGGAGAAGGTTCTCAGTGAACTGGTGATCAAACATTTCCCAGACTTCCGTCGATGTCTTAATGAGTTGCAAAGATACTCGGTTTCTGGTACAATTGACGAGGGAATTCTTTCCCAACTAGGTGAGGTTAACATCAAGTCTCTGATGGATGCGATGTCCAAGAAAGACTTCACGAATGTTCGTAAGTGGGTCGTGGAGAACCTAGACAATGATCCCACGATTATCTTCAGAAAGATCTATGATAATCTGTATGCACACCTGAGTCCTCACAGTATCCCACAGGCAATTCTTATTATTGCCGAGTATCAGTACAAGTCAGCTTTTGTTTCTGACTTAGAAATTAATCTAACAGCATGTTTAATCGAAATTATGATGGAGTGTAGTTTCAAATGAGTAAATTTTATCCAACTAAAGGAAAGGTTGCAGTCCTCGTCGAGGCCCCGCAACAAGCAGAAGGCGAAATCATTTATGAGGAGAAGGGTAACCCCAAGATTGGTGTTGCTAAGGTTGTGAGTATCGGTCCTCCTGAGTTACACCGAAACGGAAATCCTGTTGAACTTCACTATAAGGAAGGTGATCGGGTTCTGTTCGAGAAGGATCGATATGAGAGTGTTCGTGAGTATACCATCATGCACCAGTTTAGAATCTTCGCAGTAGTCGAAGAAGGAGTCCGCATTGGCTGAACTCATTCTTAACGAAGAGGATACTAACTATGCACTGTCAAAGGTGTATGGTTATTATTCTGATTTCAATAGGATTGACGACTACTTTCGGGAAACGAAGGTCGAGAGGTTGTCTAACACCGCCTCTCGACTTTTCCCGGTAGAAGATGAGTTCTTTCATGACTTTGACATGAGTCCTATGGATATGGACTTTGAGATTGTGGAGTCTGGTAGGGGTATGTGGAATGATCTTTTCGTTCACATTGGATCGTTCCCATCTGATGAAAACCCAGGCAAGAACATTCGATTTCTGGTTAAGGAAAAGAATACCAATACTGTTGTTGGTTTTGTTCGACTTGGTTCTCCTACCATAAACTCAAAGCCTAGAAACGACATGTTGGGTGGCCCGCCGGACCTAAGTAAACTCAACGAACACATCATCATGGGATTCGTCATCGTCCCGGCACAACCGTTCGGTTTTAATTATCTTGGTGGTAAACTTCTTACAGGCATCTGTTGTTCCCATTACATGAGAAGACTTATCAACGATAAGTATGGGGTGAACATCTGTGGGTTTGAAACTACTTCTTTGTATGGTAATATCAAATCTTGCAGTCAGTATGACGGAATGAAACCGTTCATTCGTCACGTTGGTGAAACTGAAAGTAGATTTCTCCTGACAATGATGGGTAAGGAGTTCTCTGATCTGAACGAGTGGTTCACCGATAGGAATGGTGGGGAACCGATCATCCACCGAGATGCCTCTAGTAGAAAACTCAAGATTCAAACAAAGATGTTGTCTGTAATCAAGGCCAGTCTGAAGAGGCATGGTAGAGATGAGGAACACAAAAAGTTCTCTCAGTTCATCGAAGACTCGATCGACAACCTGACCACTCGAAAGAGACAGTACTGGTCCGACTATGGATTCTCAAATGTGGTTGATGTCATGTTGGGTAAGGATACAGAACTGAAAAAGAAGGAAAACTACGATAGATATGAACTGGAAAATGTGGTAGAATGGTGGAAGAAGAAGGCAACCAAACGGTACAACACCTTGGTTTCTGAAGGCCGATTGCGAACAGAGTCCGAGGTGTGGACCGAAGACAACATGAATACTATTGATATTATCAGGTGACAAATGAAACTTACAGATTATCTTAATTCAATCAATCATACCAAAGAAGATGTTATTGGGGACGACGCGAGGGCAGAAAAACTGTATCCCGCGTTTCCTGTTAACAGATGTCTGTCGTATTTCCCGGACACCATTCTTCAGTCCAACATGATGA